CCGGCGAGTGGCGGAACTCGATGCGGCCGCCGATCCGGACATCGAGGTCCGGCGACTGCGTCCAGGAGAGCACGGCGAGCCCGCCGATCGACTGGATGGTGAGGTCCTGCGGCTCGGTCGGCGCCGCCAGCAGGCCGTTGAGCTGGGCCCGTATTGTCACCCAGGGGGACCGCACGCCGAGCGTGGAGATGACCCTGACCCTGAAATCGACCGTGCCCGGCGCGAGGTCGAAAATCTCGAGGAAGGTCTCTGTCGTCTCGCGGGCCGTGCTCCAGTCCGTGTCGCCCAGCGCCTGATACTGCACCTCATAGCGCGCCGCGAAGGCGTCGGCGGAGGCATTCCATGCCAGCCGCGCCAGGGTCTTCACGCCGGCGCCGTCGCGGGTGACGTACAACTCTTCCGTCACCGACAGGCCGGCCGGCGGCAAAACGTTGAACACGTCGGGCAGGTCGGTGTTCGGGGCCGGGTCGACGGTGCTCTCTTCCGACGTCGACCAGTCGAAGATCGCGGCGGCGGTCTCGCGCAGGCTGAGGTTGACGCCGATCAGCGGCGCATCGCCCTGGCCCTTGTCGAACGCCAGGGTCGCCTGCGTCACCTCGAACGTCTTGGCGGTCCAGCCCATGCGCGCGTTGGTGAAGCCGATAATGTCGCCGCACTGGACGCGGTAGGCCGAGAGATGGAACGGCACGTCCGGCAAGGTCACCGGCTGGCGGGCGCGCAGCAGCTCGATCTTGGCCAGGCGCTGGGCCATCGCCGCCGAATTCGTCAGCGGCAGCTTGATGTCCTTGTAGATGCGCTCGCCGCCGTCCTCGGCCTGGTAGGCGGCCGACACGACCGCGGGAAAATCCGTCTCCTGGTATTTATTGTCCGCGGACGTGTACTGGCCCTTCACGGCGTTGAAATTCTCGCGCCGGCTCAGCAGGCTCTGCACCTTGAACGGGCCGCGCAAATCGTCCTCGTCGAGCGTGATGGTGGGCACCTGCCAGGCGCCGGCGATCACCCGCCAGCGGCCGCCGGCATGGATGGCGCGGCCGGCCATGGCGTTGAGCATGTCGGCGATGATGTCGATCGGCTTGCTGTCGGTGTCGAACGTGCCGTTGATGCGATAGCGGTTTTCGCTGCCGCCGCCGGCGAGGTCGACCAGCTCGTCGCAGACATTGGCGGCGGCCGAGAGCGCGTCCTCGTCGATCTCGGTGCCGTAGCCCGCGCCCATCCCATACGAGGCGTCATGCAGGTAATCGGCCGTGCACAGGGCGGCGTTGGGGGTCCACACCGTGTAGGGGCCGCGCGGGTCGTAGACCTTCTTGCCCTTCACCACGGCCGTGATGTTGGGCACACCGTTGGCATACACATCGCGGTCATAGTTGAGGTGGACCACGATATAGGCGCGGCCGCGCAGACGATGATCGGCGGTCCATTTCGCGTTGTCGATCCGGTCGATCGCCGCCGCCTGGTCGGCGGTGCCGAGGTACTTCCACACCGCGGCCTTGCCGCTGTACTTGCCGCCGTTCACTGCGCCAGTGCCGGCGTCGATCGGCACCACCGCGTCGTCGAACCAGATGTCGCCGATCGCCTCGACCTCGTGGCCGGCGAGCACGATCACGAGCTGCAGGTTGGCATTCTGCGCGGTGACGTGCACCAAGGCATAGGTGCCGCCGACCCGGGTCTCGCCGTAGATGATCCGCCAGGGCGCATTGCTTTGGCGGACGGTGATCTTCTGGTCGTTGCCGGCGCCGCCCTGGCCCTTCGGCTTCTTCGCCATCATCTTCTGGAGCATGCCGAGGCCGACGCTCAGAACGATGCTTACGACGGCGCTGAATATCGTTGCCGCAAGGCCAGTCAGGCCGATCAAGCCCGCTAGTGCGGCCGGCATGTCAAATCCTCCAGCAGCAGATGGACTGAGACAGCGGCACGAAAACGAGCCCGTGTTCGCCGGGGCAGGCGATGCGCTCGCCGAGCACCGTGCCCAGCACATGCAGGCCGTCGAAGTCGACCAGCGCGGCATCGCCCCGCATGGCCGCGCGGTACGATTTCAGCGGCGGCCCGAGGTGGTACGTGATGCAGTCGCGCAGCGAGGCGAAGCCTTCATCGCGGATCAGCGCCGCCGCCGTCTCGGCGTTGGCATAGATGAACTGGTCGCTGATGACGTCCTGGCCGGTGACCTCCCGGATGCCGGCGAAACCGAACTTGACGCAGTCGTGCACGCCCCACTCGAACGGCCGGTCGCGACAGGTCTCCAGCCAGGCGTGCCACCGCCGCTCCCAGTCGGGGAGCCGCTGTTTCCAGGTGCGCGGCATGTGATCACCCGCTGCTGCCGGCAAAAGGACTGAGCGGGTTTGCCGCCGGCGCCGGGATGCCCCAGCTGATCTGCACGTCCTGCAGCGACGCGATGTACTCGAAACCGCGATCGCCGGGATAGTCGAGTTGCTGGTCCTCGTGCGTGTAGCGGCGTTCGCGCGAACGCTCGAGGTCGATCAGCCGGTTCTCGTACTTGATCGACACCGTAGCGCTCTCCGGACCTTCATCGATCTCGGCGACGTCGAGCCTGCCCTCGAAGCAGAGGTAGGGGTCGGCCAGCAGGTTCGCGGTCTCGCCGTCGAACAGGGCGAGGTAGAGCCGGCCTTCCTTGTTCTGGCGCACGCTGTTGAGCGCCAGCGCGATCATCTCCGGCGCGATGCCGGAGAGGGCCACGGTGATACCGGCGGCCTTCACTTCGTCGGTCTCCTCGATGTCGGAGATGCCGCCCAGCGCGCCGACGCCGGTCCAGGTGTAGCCGTTCCAGCTGAGGTCGCCGATGCCGCTCCAGACGCGCACGAAGCCGCCCTGGAAGTCGCCCTCGAACAGCATCGCCGGGCGAACGACGTTCGCCACGATGCCGGTGGCGAGCGCCGAGATGAGGTCGCGCATATCCGTTCCCCTGGCGCGCCCACCGGCGCGCACTCACACTCGCCGCTGCGCGGCGAGTTGATGATTCACACAACTTCCATCGCCGAGAAGCCGATGCCGTAGTGGCGCAGCTCGTTGACGCTCCAGTCGGCGGCGGCACCGGGCGGCAGCGAGAATTGCCCCTTGGCCGCCGTCACAGTCACCGGGTCGTTGTCGGCCGGCGATGCGCGCAGGCGCGGCCAGATGTCGACGGTGACCTCGCCGGAGGCATTGCTGTTGGCGTCGGTCAGGACCTTGTGCAGGTGCGACGACGATCCGCTGCCGAGCTGGATCATGTCGCCGGCCAGCAGGTAGCCGAGCTGGCTGGTCGGGGCGCCGTCGAACAGCAGCGCAGTGCCGGTCTGTCCGGCGCCCTTGACCAGCGGCGTGCCGGGCAGCGCCGCGGCCGTGCCGCGCGGCGCGGCATAGTCCGAATGGCCCATCAGCCACGTCCCCTTGACGCCGTTGAGCGACACCAGCCAGGCGATCCAGCGCTCGGCATCGGCGCGCAGCATCGGCGGCAAGGTGATGTCCGCCTCCCACCACTGGCCGGGGAACTCCTGCACCTGGCGCTGGCGGGTGAAAGGCGAATAGGACGCCGCCACCACCGTCCGCTGCCGCAGCCGCACGCCGCGCAGACCGGTGTGGGTCGGGAAGGCCAGCGGGTAGGTGATGGTCACGACCGGAAGGCCTGCGCGAAGGCGCCCCCGCGGACGCGAGCATTGAGGACCGCGTCGAGCGCCTGTTGCTTCATCACCGGCATCCATTTCAGCATGGCGCGATCGACGGCGCCCTCATCGCCGCCGGTGACCGTGTAGCTCTGGTAGATGTTGATGCCGCCGCCGCCCATGCCGGCGATGTCATCGTTGGCGACGATCGTGCCCGACCGGCCGGGCACGAAGATCTCGGGGCCGTGCTCGCCGGTCAGGTAGGGTTGTCCCGCATCGACAGGACCGCCGCCGGCGCGGGCGCGCAGCGGGTTGCCGAAGTTGTCGACCCCGCCTGGTGTCGAGCTGAACAGGCTGCCGATCGCACTGAAGATGCTGGACGACGCGGCTCTTATGCTCATGCGCAGGATATCGGCGATGATGCTGTTGGCGAGGTCGCGGAAGTTGAGCTTGCCCGTGGTGACGAAGGTGGTCAGCGCCCCCTCCATCGCGGTCATGGCGTTCTGGAAAGCCTTTTGCCCGAGCTCGAAGGCGGAGTTGGCGCGGTCCCACTCGATTTGCGCCTGCCGAATGCCGGCGATGAAACCGTCGAACGTGTTCTCGCCCAAGGCGGCGCGCATCTTCAGCGACTGCTCTTCCTGCGCTTCCTTCGCCTTCTGGACCGCGATGGTGTAGGCCTCCCAGCTCAGGCGTCCGTTGGCGAGCGCGCGATCGAGCTTCACCAGCGTCTCGTTGAGCTCCATCTTGCCATCGCCCCACTGACGCTCGAACTTGTCGGCATCGCTGGCCGCGGTCTTGTAGTCCTCCAGCTTCTGGCGAGCCTGCTCCGTCGCCTCGGCCTGGGCGCGGAACCGGACCGCCATGGGGTCGTTCTCGCCGAGCTTGTTGGCGGCGCGGAAATCCGACACCTGCTTCTCGACCTTGAGGAAGCTCTCGACCTGCTTCTGCCACTCCGGCCACGGCGTGTTGGTGTTGGCCGACATCTTGGCGAGTGCCTGCGCGAAGTCCTCGCCCTCCAGGCGCAGCTTCTCGATCTGCTTGGCCATGTCCTCGCCGGCGCCCTTGACGCCGGGCTGGAACGTGCCCTTCTTCGGCGGGGGAAAGCCGCCGAGGCCCCACGCCGGCTCGACCAAGGGTGCGACGCCGGACGGCCCCCCCCGAACGACCACGGGTGGCGTCGCACCCAGAATGCGCGCGATCTCGGCCTCGATGTCACGGATCTTCTCGAGGTTGTTCAGGCGCTGCTGCTCGTTCACACCATTGGCGTTCAGGTTGCGATAGAACGCGGCCTCCTCCTCGAGCTTCTTGATCGCCTCGTCCTGGCGGACGCGCGCTTCGCCCTGGCGGAGGTTATCGACCTCGGCCTGTGGCAACAGCATCTTGCCGCCCAGAAGCCTGTAGAGGTTGGCAACCGCCTCGAGCTCCTTCTTCGTTGCCTCCCACTTCTTGGTCATCTCCTCTATGACCGGCGGGACGTTTTCGGCCAGGAACACGGCGAAGGTGAGCTTCCACTGCTTCTCCAGCACGGTCAGCTGGTTATCCCACTCCTGCAGCTTCTTGATGACCTTGTCGTCAACGGTGAGACCCCAGGCCGTCATCTTGCCCTGCAGGGCGCCGGTGCCCATGCTGATCTCGTCCATCATGCTGAGCCACTTCGCGCCGGACTGGCCCAGCACCTCCTGCGACCTGGCCGACTTTTCCGTCGCGCTGTCGAGCTTGGTGATGGCGACGGCGACCTCGGTCATCACGTCGGCGACAGGACGCAGCTTCTTGCTGGCATCCCAGACCTTGATGTTGAGCTTGTCGAACAGGTCGATCGCTTCCTTGCTGCCGTTGTTGGCCTCGCCCATCTTCTTGGCGAGCGACGTGAAGGCACCTTCGACCGCCGGGTCCTTGACCCCAGCCGTCGCCGCGGCGGCCTGGTAGGCCTGCAACGCCTGGGTGCTGATGCCAAGCTGCGTGGCGAGGTCCTCGAGCCCACCAACGGTCGAGACGATGCCGCGCGAGAAATTGATCAGCGAGGCCAGCCCCAGGGATACGCCGAAGATCGAGGCGCCTCTCTGCAACTTCCCGATGAAGTCCTCGAAACCAGCCCCGGCCTTGCTCAGCCCGCCGAGCGCGCTCTCCATCATCTTCGCGTTGCGCGCGGCACCGGCGAAGGCGGACCCGGTCTGGTCCCGCGCCGACAGGACGATCTGCAGGGTATTGTCACCGACCGCCATGGGGGTTCTTCCTTCGCTTCTCGCGCAGGCTGTAGAAAGCGAGCAACTCGACGAACGCGTCTTCCGTCATGTCCATGATCTCCGACGGCAGGCGGCGCAGCCGGTCGGCGACCTGGTGGATGGCGTATCGGCGTCCGTCGTCGGCTAGTTTTTTTCCGCGTCCGCGATCTGCTGTTCCAACGGACCATCATTGGAAATGGCGTTGGCGACGCGACTGACGACACCCGAGTCGGCGAGATTGCCGAGCACGCGCTTGTCGTCGGCGTCGAACAGCTTGTGGCCGTCGCGGTCGAGTGCCTTGAGCACGATCAGGTGGACCTGCCCCTCGGCCATCCCCTGATTGATGGAGCGCCGGCGCACCTCTTCGCGCTCGTTGAGCGTGACGGGTCGCCAGTAGATCGTGCAGTCCCATTCCGGGATGTCGATCGACCGTGTCTCGTGCCCAGCCATGTGCGCCTTGGCACGGGCGAGGATGTTCTCGCGATCGGGCGAGCGTGACGGCTCCGGCATCACGCCACCGTCGCGCCGGACAACGCACCGTTGCCCTTGAAGCCAATGGTGCGCATGACGCCGCCGTCGACCGACAGCGCGATGCCGATGCGGGTGACGCTGGCGGTGCCGGTGTAGTACTTGTCGGTCGACGAGGCGCCTTCGGGGTAGAGGTTCAGGGTCACCGAGGCGCCGATGGTCAGTGCCTCCTGGCCGTTGGTGTCACCCTCGTCCCAGAAGCACTCCATCTCACCGTCGAATTCGGGGATACCGACGAGGTGGGTTCCCCAGGCGGAGCCCATGACCTTCGTGTCGACGGTGTCGACCGTCTGGTTCACGGACCAGGAGCGGATTTCGGCAACGGTGTTCGCCGCCACCTTCACGGTGCCGTCTTTGCCGTGGTGCGTTGACATGGATGGTGCTCCCTTGCTTGGCGCGGCCACCGCCGCGCACTGACACTCGCCCGCTGCGCGGCCGAGTTGATGACTTAATTCACGATCGTGGCCGGGTCGGTCTCGGTGGTGTGGTACTGGACCTCGTAGACGAGCTGCACGGCGCCGACCGGCTTCTCGCCCTCGCGCGCGCGCATCTCGGACAGGGTGCTGGCCAGCACGAGGCCGTGGACGAGGCCGTCGAAGGTCTCCGAGGCGCCGATCGCCGCCTCGACGCCGCGGGCGATCTCATCGAGCTGGTCGTCCATTGTCGCCTCGCTCGCCGCGACGATGCCCTCGACCAGCAGCTCGCAGACGCGCGCCAGCTTGCGGGCGGATCGCGACCCCATGGTGAGACGTGAGGACTGCTCGCGGCGCGTGAACAGCAGCAGGCAGGGCAGCTTGTCGGCGGCCAACGGCCAGATCCTCGACTGGTACACCGGGTACGGCGTGGCGCCGGCAAGCACCGTGGCAGCGGCCTCGCGGATCTGCTGGCGAGCGTGCATGGTCAGGCCTTATCGAGGTCGAGCGTCGTCAGGCCGGTGCCGTCGGGGCGCAGTTCGCGGACCCGATAGGCGACACCGTCGACGGTGAAGGCATCGCCCTGGGCGGCGCCGGCCGGGAGGTCGACGCTGGCGCAGATGAACATCGGCGAGGCCGAGGTGATTGGCACCTCGGCCACGCCGTCGATGCGCA